CCGTTGGTCGGTCGTCTCGAACTTCCGGGACGTGTCGTCGCCTTCCTCCCCGGCCTGGCTCATGAACAGGCATTTGCCCAACCAGCCGAACGCGGTGACGCGCGCCTCTGCCTCCGCCATGTGACCGGGCGGCCAAGTCCAGCATTCGTCTCCGACGAGCCAACGAATCGAACGCCGCTGAAGATTCGTCTTATTGTGAGCCCCCAGAATCCAAAGCGTCATCCCGTTGGCGAAGTGGATTGCGGCCATTTTCTTTTTGTGCCGATCGCGGGGGTAGAGCGCACGCACAGGGGCGCATTCGTCGAAGAGCTTTTGGAGCCGGGATTCGCTTTGGTCGCGGGCGTCCTCGTCGGTCTGGTCGAGCCAGAGCGCGGGGCCGGGAAGGTTGGCGATGATGTAGGATATTCCGATCTCGCCCACGCTCGTCTTGCCGCACTGGATGGCGGCGATGATCGAAACGATGCGGACGCTTGGATCCACCAATGCCTCCAGCGGCTCGCGCAGCCACGGCGAGTGGTCCGAGCGAAACCGGCCCGGGACCGGCGAATACGGGATCGAGGCAATGTGTTCCTCCGCCCACGCCCACGGGGGACGGCGGTCCGGCGGCCGCCAGACATCCCGCCAGATATTATCCAGCTTGTTCGCCGTCATGGAGGATTGCCGCGAATTCATCCACGGCGATGGAAAGCTCTTTGCGGATCGCAATTGCATCGAGGCCGGAAAGGATCGGCGGGATTTCCTGCTCGAGCCGCTTCCGCAGGAGTGCCACAGCCTGCCCTACGTGGTAGGCCCACCGGGTCTTCACGTCATCCAGGAGCACGTATTCGCCCTGCTTCACCTGGAGCCGGAACTCGCGCTCCATCACCTCGGCCAGCAGCTTCCGGGCTTTGAGGGAGGACTCCACATCCGAAACGTCCTCTTCGTTTTTGAGCCCGCGCTGTTTGACGAACTCCCGCCAGACAGCCACTTCGTGCGTGCCGTTCGCATTCGGCTCCGGTGCGCCTTCGAGCTTTCGCCAGGCATGAATGGCCTGCCGTGTCACCCCGAGTGCCTCGGCCAGCTCGTTGTAATTCGCCGCAAGCGTGATCCCGCTTGCCACGGACCCAGCGGCCATCGCCTGGAGCATGTTGCGCTCAGAGCGCGTGAGCTTTCCTCCCCCTTGAACCCGTTGGATCAGGTTGGAGAAATCACGGGTGAGAAGTTTGCGCGCTACCTCGGGCGGAATCGGTTCCATCCACGCGGGATGGAGTCAACTCCGATCAAGCCAGATCCGGCAGCTGATCTCTCGTCAGAAGTAAACGGATTGATCGTCCCTGACCCGGTGTCCTCGCAATAAACTTTTTCTGCTCCAAGGTAAGTATCATTTGGTGAACAGACGGTGCACTGACTTTGAAAAACTGCCGGAAATCAGCCTCAGAAGGCGGCTTCTCATTCAGCTTTTCGTAGTAGAAAATGAAGGCCAAATACTGCCCCTGCTTTGCTGTGTAGTCGTTCATCTGCGAGCGTCTTTCTTCCCGCCGATTTCGACCAATATGGCCTTGAGCCCATAGCTCTGCGGCATGTTGCGGGCGATTTCCCAGTTTTGAAGCGTACGGACGGATACCCCAAGGTGAGCGGCCGCGCCCTGCTGGGTGAAACCATTTTTCGCCCGCCAGCGCTGTATTGTCCGTTGGAATTCCTTCCGCGTCATGGCGGTGATCCTACGCGAGACACGCACACGGCTGTCAAGCGGTTGACAGCGTTGGCGAGGCTGTGACCGTCCACTGCGCCCATAACCAACTCGTTGATCCCCGGAAACTCAAACCGAACCCGGTCAACCCGAACCGCCACAGCGCCCACCAGATACAGCTTCTTGCCGCGATCATCCAGGAACAGGGGTGGCGGTCGCCGATCACGGTGAGTAAACGCAGCGGGCTGATCGTTCGGGGTCACGGCCGGCTTGAGGCCGCCCTGCTGATCGGCTGTGAAACCGTGCCGGTGGACATCCAGGATTACGAGTCGGAGGCGGCGGAACTGGCCGACCTACTCGCCGACAACCGGCTTTCGGAACTGGCCGAACTCGATGAAGACGATCTCAAGCGGGTCGTGGATAAACTGCGGGAGAGCGATCCCACGTTCGACATCGAACTGACCGGATTCATGGAGGACGAAATTGCCAAGTTGTTCGCCGAGGCCGATCCCGCCGAAGACCTCGAAACGATCCCACGTATGGAATGCCAGGCATTCGAGCATCACGACTACCTGGTTTTTATCTTTCACGACTTGAGAGACTGGATGCTCGCGCTCCAGCTCATCGGCGTGAAGGAAGTCGATTATTCAATCACCCGCAAAACCAAGAAAATCGGCATCGGCCGTGTCCTCCATGGAAAAAGACTCATCGAACTCGCGCAAAAAGCGGCCAGCGTCTCCTAAACCTGAATCGCAGGGTACTGAAAGTGGTGTCACGGGCGGCTCATGCCCCGCGAATCCTGGGTCCGAGCCGGACGGGCAGATGACTCCCGGCCATGCAACCATTCCCGTAGTGGAATTTCCCGAACTCCGTCCGATTGCGATCCGCGTCGTAATCATGAGCCGCAGTCGCCAGCGGTCGATCACGTCGCACCGGCTGTTCCCGGCGGCCACTCTCGTTGTACCGGAATCCGAAATCGCCAGCTACGCCCACATCCCTCTTGGGAAAGTCGGCATCCCCGACGCGATCAGCGGGGTGAGCGCGGTGCGCAATTGGATTGTCGCCCACTTCCCCGAGGAATGCCTCGTCATGATGGAACAACAAGACAACCACTCACAATCAACAACTTACGGGCAAGTCACGATTCCGCCTGACAAAATACAGGACAAATTGACACCGGAGCATCAGCATGAAGAAGTCAAAGAAAAATCTGCCCATCGTTATTTCCGATGAGCACAACGAAATAAAAATCTACACCACTGCCGGGAGAACCGGAGTGTTCTACCAACTCTCCTATTACCGGGCCGGGGTCAGGCAGCGGAAAACATTCGCAGACCTGAACGAAGCCAAGCGGGAGGCGAGGATGATTCTCGGTCAGCTTTCCGGCGAGCGGATCCAGTCGCACAATCTCTCCGCTGTAGAAATGGAGAGCTACACCATTGCGATGCGGACCATTGAGCAAACCGGCGTCCCCCTCCATGTCTGCGCCGAGCTCTTCGCCGAGGCACGGCGTATTCTCAACGGCCACAGCATCACCGACGCGGCGAAGTATTACATGCGGCACTACGATCCCAAGCGCCCCCGAAAACCATTGGCAGACCTTGGTGCCGAGTTTCTGGCATCCCGTCAGGCAATTGGGGTGAGTAGCCGCTACATCAGCACGGTGGAATTTACGATGCGATCCCTTGTTACTGCATTCAAGGACACTTCACTCGATAACCTTGAAGCTGCCGCGCTAGACCGGTGGATGGATGAAAGGGACCTTTCCAATAGAAGTAAAAATAGCTATCGAACAATTCTGGCCTGTTTCGGGAACTTTCTTAAAAAGCGCAACTATCTTCCGCAGGATCGCCCCACCGTCTTTGACGGAATGTGCGTTTGGAAAGACGAGGTCAAACCCGTGGAAATCTTCACCATCAAAGAGATAGGCAATCTCCTTGGCTCCGCACAAGAAAACGTCATCCCTTTCCTTGTGCTTGGAGCCTTCGCGGGTATGCGCTCCGCAGAAATCTTCCGGCTCGACTGGAAGCATATTCTATTCAAGCGCGGGTTTATTGAATGCGCGGCGGAAATGACGAAAACACGCCAGCGGCGGCTTGTGCCCATTTCCGAGAACCTCCGGGCATGGCTGGAGCCGATCGCGGCGGAGAGCGGCCTGGTGATCCCAACCTGCGAAACCGTCAAAACCACGATCCTAAAGCTCGGAGTCCCCTGGAAGCGAAATGGGCTCAGGCATTCCTACATATCCAACCGGCTTGCGTTGGTTCCCGACACAGCCCGCGTGGCCTTGGAGTGTGGAAATTCGCCAAACGTGATCTTCAAGCATTACCGCGAGCTGGTGACACCGGAGCAGGCGAAGGAATGGTTCAACATCTTTCCGGGTGCCGACTATCCGAAGTGCCTGCTGACGCGCAGAAAGAAATTCAGCCGAAAGCCGAAATGGACCTCCCATATCCAGATGACTCCACAAGTCGAGGCAGGATCGCCGCCCCAACCGCTCAAACTTCTCCCCGCCCCGGATGCCGTGGCCCCGGAGATCGTGGGCGACACCGGGCTGAATGATGAGGAGATCCGGCGGGCGCTGTTGGGGTGAAAATTTGCAGAAAGGTTGTTACGTAACGACCGGAGCGCAAGTTGACACGGCGGAAGGGGGATGAGTGAAAACACATCCACCAAACCGGGCGAGTGGCTGACAGAACAGCAACTCGCCGATCACCTGCACGTATCCGTCCGCCACATGGCAAACCTCCGAAAGCGGGGGCTGCCGTTTGTGCAACTTGGGTCGAGCGTGCGTTACAAGCTCGCCGAAATCGAAGCCTACCTGTGCGGGAACCGGCGGCTGTCGTCGCATGTGGAGCGGAAGCGCCGGCAGGCGAACCTCGTCCAGAATCTTGGAGGGCTCCTGTCATGAACTGGCCAACTTTGTCATGCGACAGGCTTCCCGACGGCCATTCCCTTCAAGTCGAACGGGACATCGACCGGGCGAGAAACAAGGCGGAACAGATGGGGCTGATGGACCGAATAACGGAGGAGCTGCGTGATCCAGGGATCGGAGTGAAGTTCGCCGTGGGGATCGGGCGGGATGAGGGATGGTTGCGGGCGATTGTGGCCTGTGCGCCCGGTCCGGATTTTGGGACTGCGCGGGATGTCGGGTGGATGGCGTTTTCGGTGTCGCCGATCCGCCACGATTCGAGGCAGACCCTCATCGATTTGGTGGCGGGCACCATTCGCCGGGATCCGAAAACGCTGAAGATCGTTTATCGCTGACGCCATGGACATCAAATTTATGAAACTTCCGGACCTGTCCTATCTGGCGCTGCCCGACGGCGTGCTCTTCCAGTTGAACAAAAAGCCCGAGGTGGCGCGGGCCACTGCCGAGCGCATGGGGATGTTGGCCGAGTTGAACCGTGATCTGACACGTCCAGGCGAAGGGATCAATGTTGCCGCCGCGATGGGGCGGGATGGCGAGTGGATGCGGGCGGTTATTGCGAGCGATTCCCCCGCGATCACCGGGTTTGAATGGATGGAGTTCGCGGTTTCTCCGGTCAACGACACCTCGACAAAATGGCTCTTGTCGCTGGTGAGGGTCATGTCTCACTCACACCCGGACAACGAACGGCTTGTGGATCGCCCATGAACCTCGAATCCCTTGTATTGCCCAACGGAGCCGTCCTGTTCAAGGACATGGACGACGACCGGTCGAAGGCGACCGCGGTCAACCTCGGCCTGTATCCACGCATGATCGAAGGGCTGAAATCCATTGAAGGGCCGTGCGGAGCGGCGGGCATTCAGCGCTTCGGGGACCGGCTGGTGGCGGTTCTTGCGTGGGAGCGTTGCAGCGGGGGCAACGGCTGGGCCACGCTCTCCATTTCGCCGTTCAACGATGAAACTGCGGCGTTCCTCGTGCGGCTGACGAAGGTCCTTGTGAGAGGACCTGAAGCCCCGCCATGCCAGTGAAGTCTCCACTGCCGGCGTTTGCTCTGAACATGCTTGCATCGTGCCCGAGCACCGGGGACGGCGTGCATCTGTGGCTGTTCCGGGTGGCGCGGGTGATGCATCCGTATTTCGAGGCCAAAGCCGAGATCGTCGCCCGCATCGAGGAGGCTGCTGTCGGCTGTGGACGGGATGTGCCAATCGGGGAAATCGAGGCGGCGGTGGAGAACTCGGAGGCGTATGCCTGGAAGCCAGGGAAGAAGCAGGGCGTTTCCAGAAAACCCACCTGGCCCAACTGCAACGAGGAACAGGTCGGGGCGATTGCCGCCGGTGGAGTCGGGCTTGTTGATTTATGGGGATGGTCCCCGGTGCATTTTGTCGATGACGAATGCTCGGAGGAAATCGTGGACTCGCTGTTTCCTGGCAACCCGCTGATTTGCTGCGGCAGGCGGATCGACACCGACTTTGGCACCGGCAGGCGCGAAGAATGGCGCGGCCAGCTCGCCCGCCAGCAATTTATCGTTCCCTCGCCGATGGTTGCCGAGGAAGGGCAGCGAAAAAGCGGCACCGGGATTTCCCCGCGCACGCTCGAGAACACCGGACCGCGCCGGTTCCTCGTGATCGAGTTCGACCACGGGCATACCGACACTCACGCCGCCGTCCTTTGGCACTTGGGCAAACTGGCCCCGCTCGTGCTCGTCGTCCACAGCGGAGGGAAGTCGCTGCATGGATGGTTCGCCTGCGATGGTCAGCCCGAGGAGAGGGTTCTGCGGTTCATGCGCTATGCCGTGTCGCTCGGGGCCGATCCCGCCACCTGGACACGCTGCCAGTTTGTGCGAATGCCGGGCGGGATGCGTCCACCGGGCAAAAGCAACAAGTGGGCGCAACGGCAGCAGGTCTATCACTTCAACCCGGAGAACCTGCCATGAAGACCGAGTGGGCAGATATTCCGGAAGTCGATCCGCCAAGGAAAAGCACGACGGGCGAGCCCGAGGAAAAGCCGAAGCTGCCGCCGCCGAAGGTGATCAGCATCGGGGATCTCGTCACGCCGCCGCAGAACGACCCGAACGAACTCCTCAAGCACCGCTACCTATGCCGGGAGGGCGGGATGCTCATTGTCGGGCCGGCAGGCATCGGAAAGTCCACGTTCGCCATGCAGGCCGCGATCTTCTGGTCGCTCGGGCGCGAGTTTTTCGGGATCGTTCCGGCCCGCCCGTTGCGATCGCTCTTTATCCAGAGCGAGAACGACGGTGGCGACCTGGCTGAGATGCGCGACGGCGTGCTCGACGGGCTCGGGTTCAACGAGGAGGACCGGAAGACGGTTTACGCGAACGTGTTCGTTGCCAAGGAGGACATGCGGACCGGCGAGGAATTTTGCTCGGATGTGATGGCCCCGCTGCTGGAGGCGAACGCGCTCGACCTGCTCTGGATCGACCCGGCGCTCGCGTATCTTGGCGGCGAGGCGAGTTCGCAGGCGGATGTTGGGAAGTTCCTTCGCAATGGGATCAACCCGCTGATCCACCGCCACAACTGCGCGGTGATCGTGCTGCACCACACAAACAAGCCTCCATCGGGCGCGGAGAAACCGGAGTGGAGCGGGAGCGACTTCGCCTATCTGGGCAGCGGGAGCGCGGAGTGGGCGAACTGGCCGCGTGCGGTGCTCGCCCTCCGCTCCATCGGGAGCCAGACGATTTTCGAGATGCGGGCGGGGAAACGCGGCTCACGCCTGGGCTGGGTGGACGAGAACGGCGAAAGGAGATTCAGCCGGATCGTGGCGCACGCGAAGAAAGACGGATTCCATTGGCGCGATTCGTCGGAGGAAGAACTGGAAACCGAGCGCGGGGCGGCGAGTGAATCGCGGTTCCAGCGCAAAAAGCCGCCGATGGAGGATTTCATGGCGATGTTCCCAGGGCACTTCCGCGACAAGCCCCGCGAGGCATTGCTATCTGCCGATCAGATCAAGAACACGTTCCACGACCGGGGCTGGCACAAAGATTTTTACCGCGGCCTGTGCGACGAGGCGGAAGCCGCCGGGAAACTCGTGACCGTGCGAGGGGAGGGGCGCGGCGGTCAAGTTCTGCGCGGCCTGCCATCCATCGCCGAGGCGTTCGAGACTCAGCGCAAGGAAAAGGGTTCGATGATGGAGGCCGTGCCGCTCAAGGCTCCGATCAATGCGCGGCGGAAGCGCCGGAAATAGCTGCACCCCCAACGCACCCCCACAACCACTGCATCCCCGTGGCTGCCCCGCGCTATTCTTTGGGGCAGTGGAACTCAGCACGATCAGGAACTACAAATTCAGCGAAGTGTCGTCGGCGATGCAGAAGGCCATCCGCCGCGCCGATACCCAGCTTGCCGGATACTGGGCGCTGGAACTCTGGGCCAGCGGGTTCGGAAACTACGTCTGGAAGCGGCTTCTCACGGTAAGCGCGGAAGACTGCTGGGGCCTCATCACGGCCGAGGTCAAGGCTCTCCACGATTCCTACCTGATCATCAATGACAACGTGCCAGCCCGGAAAGCCAAGGGCCGCATCTTCATTTCCAAAGCGGTGATCATCCTCTGCGCGGCAAAGAAAAGCCGTGACCCCGACCATCTGCAAAATCTCGTCTATGACCAGTTGAAGGGGGTCGATGCGGATGCGCTCGCCGACGATCTCAGGAACGCGCCCGAATACATCCCCATCCCCGACTACGCATTCGACTGCCACACCCGCAAGGGGAAGGCGTCAGGGGCCACGAAAGCGCAGTTCTTCTCCGCCGAGCACGCCGCTCTCCAGCCATTTCAACCGGGGCTGTTTGATGGGCTCGTGGACGGCTGATGGCTGCGAGGCACGCGGATTTTGCGGCTTTCGGCACCCACCTATACCACCCGGCGACGATTCCGCCCACCACGAGGCATCCACACAAGATCAGTCTCTTTTGCGGCTGACGAGCAAACGGCTTCCTACGCCTGATAAACGCTGTCCGACGGGCGCGGACCGGCCAGGAACATTTCCGGTGCCAACATGGGGCGGGCGCGAAAAATGGTGAAAAATATGGTGTGATTCAGCGCTTCCACGTCGAGGCACCGGAGCAGGATAAAATTGGGGTGATAACGGATCACTCATCAGCCAAGCCGGACAAG